AAAAAAGTGCAATCGCCCCTTGCATTAATAAAAGAATCCCTTACAATAGGAAGCGTAGTAACCACTAATGAAAGGGAAGAAAAAATGATGACAACGAACAAATGGCAAGAACATGGTAGAGCTTATTTTGATGGGTATGAGCGAGGTATTGGTGTGATAAGCCGTCATGGGTGGACAGAGGCGCGCGATATGTTTAATGACCAATACCCGAAAGACTGGAAGCCAACTTGCGCCGATGATTGGCAATACAGCAAAGGTTTTTTGTCGGCTTTAGAGGAGACAATGTAATGCCACTGCAAACACGCACCAAGCTGGCGACACTGATCCGCCAATACAACTTCGGCATCATTGATGCCCATGAGTTCTATCATGCGGTTTGCGCCGCGCTATCGGAGGAATGAGCCATGAAACGCGAAACCTACTACATAGAGGTGACTGACACATTCGGAGGCGAATGCAATTATTGCTGGATTCGCCGTTATGCAGTTAAGGCAACAACTGAGCGCGGCGCAATGCGCGTCGTCGGGAGCCATGAAGGTTTCTACCTGCGCAATGATGGTATCAAGTGGAACGTCATCGGCGCGACTATTGCGGCATATGTTGTTGATGAAGTCATGCCGGAAGAAGTTGTTAGCTACATTAAACTTAACTAATCGGGAGAGTGAGATCATGAAACAAACCGTAAACTTTTCTGCTTTCGTCGATGCCTTCCAAGCATATGATCGCTACGACCAATTCGGCTATGCCGCGCTGCGAAGCCTGTTTGATTATCTCGAACAGGTTGAAGAAGATATCGGGGAAGAGTTTGAACTGGATGTCATCGCGCTATGCTGCGATTATTCGGTTGATTCAGTATCCGACATTGCTTGTAACTACGGCATCGACATCGAAGGCATGGATGACGACGAAGCCCGCGACGCGGTGCTGGACTATCTGAATGAAAAGACGATAGTAATTGACCCCGACTGTGTAGGCAACATTCTCTACTGTTCCGCCTTCTAGCATCGCAGTCCATGCGCCTGGCTAACCTGGGCGCATTGGCGGCGATGTTGCCGACATTAAAATGAAAGGAAACGAAAATGAACCGCAACCGGATTAACGTCGACGTTCTGATCTTCTGGGTCTGCTATGCTGCAGGCATGGCGCTCTTCATCGAATGGCTTATTCGCGTCGCTCACGGAAAGGAAACGATCATGCTATCACTCAAAACTACACTTGCTGAACGCTTGCAATATGACCCGCAGAATGTTTCCCATGATGAACTGCACGATATGGCGCTGGACCTTGAAGCCTGGCGGGAACTAGGCGACAGTCCCCAGGACGTGCAGGAACAGATAGACGAACTTGAAGAATGGCAGGAAGTAGGCGACAGTCCCCAGGACGTGCAGGATCAGATTGACAATCTCAGATATGAACTGGACGAGGCGAAAAACTCTAGCGACAATTGGGAGGATAGGTATGAATACCTAGTGCGGTATCTCTCAAATAACTATGCAATGGATACGCTTGACGCTAAGACTTTAGAACTTATGGGGGAGGGTTGATACCATGCTATACAAATCAGCAAAAACTGAAAAAGGGAATGTCGGCATCAGTTATGAATCTCAATCCTTGGCGGATGCGCAAGCCCGAGAAATGGATGCTGGCAATAACGTAAACTGCTACGACTGCTCCAACTGCTCCGACTGCTTCAACTGCTCCAACTGCTCCGACTGCTTCAACTGCTTCAACTGCTACAACTGCTCCGACTGCTTCAACTGCTCCAACTGCTCCGACTGCTTAAACTGCTTCAACTGCTACAACTGCTCCAACTGCTTCAACTGCTCCAACTGCTCCGGCTGCTCCGGCTGCTCCAACTGCTCCGGTATCCTCAAATGGAACGGACCTAAAACAGATAAGTTACTTGCTCTTAACGGCTTACGTTGGCCGGTAGCTACTAACGGAACACATATCCAGATCGGCTGCCAACAACATAGCGTCGGAGCCTGGGCATCTTTTAGCGACACTGATATATCCAAGATGAGCGATAATGCCTTAAAGTTTTGGCGTCAGTTCAAACCCACCATTATGGCAATGGCGGCCTATCGCGCCAGCCTGGGAGAATAGCAATGTTCATAGCCATTCAAGCAAAGCGCACAAGAGAAAACAGGCATTATGGATACACTTGCCAATGGAGAGGCAGAAATAAACCTGAATGGTTGTTATCTGACTGGTGCGGATGGTACAGGCATAAGCGAGATGCTGCCCATCGCGCAGATATTCTTAACGTTGCATATGTGAAAGGATAGCACCATGTCCGCTATCATGCTAATTGCAGCAATCATCGTAATCCTCCTCAAACACTGATATAATTTGTTTTCCTCCCCTGGCGCAGCAATGCGCCCTTTGCCCGGATCGAGCTACGCTCTCCGGGCTTCTTTTTGTCTATGCCATGCACCAATGAAAAAGGGCGCCTAAGCGCCCCTTTCTATCCGGCCAATATCCTAGCACTACTTGACTGCTTTTAACATCACCACGGGCGCAGGTTCGACGGCGCGGCGCATACCCGACTTGCTCATGTTTGCCATATCAGGGGCGCAGAATACGTGCTTTCGTGATGGTAGCTCCATGCTGTATACCTTTCCGGCGTCCTTCCAGCCAGCTTCCTGGAAGGCATGTAGTAGGGTTTGCAAGTGTAGTTTAGCGCCGCTCGGCGCGCGGCCTTGCAGCGTATCCAGTAGTTTATGGAATGGCCCGCCGACGATGCCCGGAGCAAATTCGCCTTCGCGGTTTCGTATCATCTCGACAAGGAAGGATTCGGAAGCGGATAGACCTTGTTCAATCATGGCCTCTTTTGCCTCGGTCATCATGGGCGTAGCGCCTGGGTTGAACATGGATACGTCGCGCGCCTCAAGGTACGCGGTCACGGCATCGAACCCGCCACCCTGCTTATACCAGTCCCATATATTTCTGGCTTGTACGGGGGATAGGGGCGCGGCGTTTGACTTGACCACAAACCAGCGGCGGTCATCTGACGGCAGATTGATAGGGACGGGGTAGTTAGACCCGGCCAGGACAAGGATACGATTCACGGCTTCGTAAGGGTGCATGCCTTTACGATTGACCGTCAGGTATTCAGGCGGCGCGGCGATAATCGGTTTAAGGTGGTTCTCCATGGCTCGGCGGTCCTTGCCATCGGTTTGGCGCAGTTCATTCAGGACAAGGACTTCGTTCTCCATGCCATAGCTGAACTGCGAAGTCAGTTCCTCACCCTTGACGATATGCACGTTGCGCTGGCCGTTGCCGCCGATGCTGTATAGGAAAGGGGCGTAGAGCGTATCCTTACCGATACCGGGCTGACCGATTAGCAGGATCGCATGGTTGATTTTGTGCTCGGGATGCTGGCGCTTATACGCGAATACGTTAAGGATATGTTCCTGCTCGGCGGGGTCGGGGACGAGGGTGTTCAATAACTCTAGCCACAACCCTACGTCGCCCTTCTTCCCTGCTGTACGGCCATTAACCCATTTGTTGCCATAGACCAGTCCATCTTTGGCGCACAGGACCGACTCGCCTGGGGCATAGGTAATGCCTGCCAAGGATTTGCCGTTCGCGCCGTGCCGCTGTTCATCGAACCACACACCAGCATTCACGCGGCTACCCTTGCCGTGCATCGAACGGGTATCCAGGTGGCGATAGATCGCGTCAAACGTGCTGCGTTTGTACTCGCGGCGGAACACCATATCGAAGTAACCGTCGTCCGGCTCGACATATGCGAAGTGTTCATGCAACTGGTTCTTTTCTAGTCTGGATAACTGCTTCTTTTCAACTTCCGCGATAACCGCCTCGGCCTCGGTGTCCTTGCTGAACAGATTGCCTTTGTCTATAGAGTCATAGACCTTTTGCATGGTGGATGCCAGCAAGTCGTCGCGCAAGCCGGACTGACGGGACGGCCCGCCGTTGTCCTCGACCCAATGCAGGAACGCCTCGCTGTTCAGGTCGGTGCAATGTTCGTGGTAACAGCAGAACGAACGATTGACCGGGTGATAGCGGGCCATCGGGTTGCCGTCGCTATGCGCTGCGCTGTTCGGGCAGACGATGCCGAGCCAACCCGAGCTATTAGCCGGATCAAGGATAAGCGAGTGCTGATTGAGCCACGCCAGTACATCATCGTTGCCATCGTCTTGCAACCGGATCGGCTGGATAGATGCTGTACTAGCCTCGGCAGGCGTAACGCCAAGAGCATCGCAGATTTGATCTAGATCAAACTCACGCTCAGGATGGAACTCGACAAGGCGCGAGGCGAAGTTGTTGTTGCCATCTTTGAGGTTGATCGAGCCGGGTATGCGGAAGTTGCGCACTGCGTTGGTTGCGCCTTTGTCGCTATACCCGGCAGCAGCGATGGCAGTGATCGCAGCGCAGAAGTCGCCTTTGGTTGGTTGTTCGCTGAATGTGTAGCCCCATTGATAGTTGCCGGGGCTGGTTTCCATGATCCATGTCGGCTCAAGGGGCGGGGTCTTGGATTTGGTTCCGATATCATCAAGCACCATGCACAGGACGTACTCGATGTTTGCTGCACTGGCGGAAGGCTTGCCACCTATGAAACGGTCAATGATGAAGCTGCCTGTGTTGCCATAAATCGCGCCCCCGCCTTTTGGTTCAAGGAACGCGGGCCAGGTGTATTTCAGTGATCCATCCTTGTGTGTTCGTTGTTTCCCTGCATCCCTCGACGGTTTTTGCTTCACGAATAACGCTGTTTCTCCCTGCTGCGCAAGACTTTTGATGTATCCTACGAAATCAGTCATGTATTGTTCGCTCCATGAAAAACGCCCGCCTGCCAGCGGGCGTTGTTGTTTGAATTATTTGCCGTAACGGTGCATTATTTTTGCCTCGACTGCGAGGGGCAGACCTTCAGCCCACGTAGGGGGAACGCACATAATACGCTCAACTTCCCCCTTGACGCAATCCGCGTCTGACTCCTTGCACTCCACGACAATTTCATCATGGATGTGCAGCACTACACCATCAATCTGCCGCAGTGACTCGCGCAGCAAGTCGTTTGCCGTGGCCTGGGTGATGTTCTCGCAGGCCAGCCCACGCCATAGGCGGGCTCGAGGCCACTCCTTAGCGTCAGCGGCGGGTTTCCATGCGGCCTTCAGGTAGGTGATCTCGTCGCCTTCAAACTTGGCAAACGGATAGCACAGCACCCGGCCAGACGGCAGCATGTACCAAAGGTGCTGACCGTCATACAGATAGGTAGTGCGCCCGACGCTGAACTCCTTGCCTTTGTTCCGCAACGCGCGGCGATAGGTCGCCTCAAGGTCTTGCCAGTACGGCGTCGCCCACGGGTTCGCCCTGCGCCAGCCCTGTACCATGCGCTGCGCTTCAGCCTCGCTAATCAGTACGCCATAGGCGCGGCCCATCGAAGCGAACGCGCCCACGCCCCCGGAGAATCCTAGCGCCAACTCCTGCACCTTGCCGATCTGCCGCTGGTCGCCGGTCACATCGTCATAGCGCACGTTGAATGTCTGCTCGGCATTGACTTTGTACGGGTCGCGGCCAGAACGGAAGATGTCTAGCTTGTCCTCCGACCATGCGTTATGCGCCAACCACGGAGTCACGCGCCCTTCGATGGCAGACCAGTCGGCCACGACGAACACGTTGCCCTTTGCCGGTATCAGTGCGGGCCGGAGCATTCCCTTGAGAACATCTGTAATGCGCTTGCCGTATGTTGGAACGATCTGATGGCCTCTGACCATTGCGTGTCTGACATCTTCAGGAAGCTTGGCGCATTTTCGGGTGAAGTTATGAACCTGTGCGCCGTAGGATGAAGCTCTGCCGGTAGCTGATCCGCCAGCAAAGACAAACGCTCCGCGAACACGGTGATCCTCCTCATCAGCAAGAGCCTGTAAGCGGCTGAACTTCGCAACGCTCGACGCCCATACGTCGTCGGCGCACTGGAGGACATCGGCAACTTCACACGGAACTTCATCAGGGTTCTCCTCGGCCAGGATCAACAGGGCAGCGCGAACATTCTTGTCCACGCTCATCTTCTTCTCGCCATCCTTATAAACGGTCATCAGCTTGAGGGCTTCGGGCCCGACACGCTCCTGTACCCACTGGCGCATCTTGGGGGAGCGCACCGAAGTCAGGCCGGTAATCTCGCGGAAGATCGCCTGCACTTCCTCAAGCTCCGCATCGCTGTACCTGATCGCGGCCTTGCACAGATCGACATCGACCAGTACACCCCGCATGTTTATTTTTTCATTTACCAAGTAATCTTGATGCTCTTGATCTGATAGCGGGCGCAGTGCATTAGAGATTGAACGCATAGTCCGAACATCCTGCATCGCGTACTCACCAAACTCCTGCATTAGCGCCGGATCATCATTGAATGGTGGGATACATATCTTGCGTATTAACTCGGCCCCTCTGTGGTCTTTTTTCATTTTGCTACTGATCGCCCTACCAACATCATCCAGTGAAGCGGGCAAGCAATTAGCTCTGGCTTGCGATGCTGTGCAGTACCATCGTTCTAATGCTGGTTCTGGTAAGTCGTAATCAGGGCATACAACATACCAAGTAAGTAGCCGGTCAAACGCTTCGTTATGGCAGTAGATCATGCCGCCACCGGCAAAGTAATCACGCAAGCGTTGTGGCACTGGTTCATGGTGCCACCACAACTGCACCTCCTCGTCATCGAACGCATACGCCGCGCATAGCATCTGGGTAGATGGGTGGCGCACATAGTTATAAACTCCGCGTTTTGTCAGATCGCACTCGCTGCGAGACTCATAGTCAAGCCAGAGAATGCTCATCGCCTCACCCAATCAACACACTTCACGGTGTGGAACTGCTTGTACTTGCGGCACCAGTTGCGGAAGCCAAGATAGGTTAGTTTGGATTTGCAGAATGCACAGTCGCTACACATTGTCCTCTCCTTTACTTTACTGTTTAACCACTCCACTGCCCCCTGTCACGGGGCAGCAGGCTAGTTACGCAGCAGCAGCGCGGCGGCGGCGGCGCGTGCCTTCTTCGGCGGGAGCGGCTTCCGGCTCGGCCTTCGCAGGCTCCGCTTCGCCGTTCATGCCGACCCACTCAACCACTTCCAGCACAGGCGTAAAAATCTTGCCGTAATTCTTGTGCTGGTAATGCTCCTTGCCGAGCGTGACTACCGGGACGGGCTTAGTCTGATCCTTCTCAACCTGTGCGGCGATGGCAACGGCAATCGCTTGAATGGCTTTCTTTCCGCCGACTGAGGTTGTGGTGTAGCGCACTTCCAACCCTTCATCTTCACCGTTCAGGCAGCGCATGGAACAACCGACTTGCACTTCCCAACCCTTCTTGGCACCGGGGGGCGCGGCGTCGAGTTCCGGCAGCGGTTGCGACACCGACACCATCCGCTCGCCAAGGACCTCACCTTCGCCCCATGCAATATGACCATGCACGAACGAGAACGGGTTGACGGCCCACTTGCTGTCGTCTTCCACTTCGGTTTGATCTGCGCCATAGACCCAAGCACCTGTCTTGTCCATCTTGATGATGACAACACCAGCGGGGCCAACATCCGCTTCCAGATTGCGAAGCGCGGTAGAGAGGGTGGAGACTGCGGGGAGGTTTGCACCGGCAAAAGCTACGATATTTGTCATTTGACTTTCCTTTACTATACGAGTTTAGAAAGAACAGCGTTCAATTGAGCGCCGATCTGTAAAACCTCGGGGCGCGGGTCATCTGCGCTTGCCAAGGTACTGCCCGACGATACCGATACAACCAGATCGACAGGCAATTCTGCTTTCACCTTCTTCAAGGCTTTCTCGGCCTGAGCAGGTGACAATACTTCTTTCGGGGCATATGGGTCAATACCCAACTCCGTCAATTTCGTTTCAGCGACCTTGGGATCAACCCATTTGCGCGTAGCGCGTTTGGATACCAACTTCCAATCCGGCAGCTTGGTTCCGGCTTCCATCATCTGAAACGCCAGTGCCCGCAGGTCACTGATCCAGCCTTCAAGGATATCAGCGTTCTTGAGGTAGGCATTGATATGGTTGATGTCCAGTTCCTTGATCTTGACTTGCGCCGCACGATCTACCGCGCCGGTCATCACGGGGCAGAGCGGCTTCGCTGCACACCAGCGGCAATGATCGCCCGCCTTGAGCGGCGCATCGGGCGCTTCGGACATCTTCACCGCCTCGATGAGCTGGGTTTGGAACCGCTTGATGCGCTTCTTGTTGGTCGTCCAACGCTTGACATGCGGCGGCTGCACGATGACGAACTCGATCTCATCCACACCATCGAACACCCATTTGGTTTCCTTGGTACGCATGGCCGCAGCAGCGTAGTACATCAACTGCATGTTTTCTTCCGCCTCGACCGGCACACCATCACCGAACTTCCAATCCAGCACGACGGCCTTGTTGCCGAGCCGCCCGAGCAGGTCAGTCGTACCGAACGCATCGGGCAACAGCTTGCCGAAGCTGACTTGCGACTCGGTGATGAACTCCATTTGTTGATCCGGGTCAATTTCATCCAGTGCGGCCAGTGCGGGGACAACCTTCTCGGCGTAGAGCGTGTCGGTCAGTACCTCGCCTTCGTAGGTCATGCCGATTACTTCGGCATCGTCCATCGACAGCAGCGCGTCCATCGCGGAGTGCAGGAGCGTTCCTTCGTTGGCGTACTTGCTAGAGGGTTTGGGTGGCATCTTGTCGCAGAGGGCGACGGAGCCGGGGCAATGCACAACGCGCTTGGCGGTAGAGCCGCCGACAACCTTACTGTGTTTCATCTTTACTCTCCTTGACTGTAGTGTGTACAAATTCTAGTTGCAAGTTTTTTCTTTGTCAAGTATATTTTGACGCATGACTACAGAAAAAGAAATCGAGAACCTGTTGGTATGGCATGTCGAACGCATGGGCGGCAAGGCGTACAAGTTCATGTCGCCATCCAATCGCGGCGTGGCGGATCGCATCGTATGCCTGCCGGATGGCAGTACGTGGTTCATCGAGCTTAAAAAGAAGGGGGGCAGGCTCTCGCCGTTGCAACAAATCTTCGCGGGCGAGATGCAGATGCTCAATCAGAACTACGCATGTTTGTGGACAAAGGAGCAAGTTGATGAGTGGGCTGAAGCTCAGAGAGTACCAGGAAGAAGCGGCTGACTTCATCTACGCGCATGACCGCAGCATGGTGCTGGCGAAGGTCGGCGCTGGCAAGACCGCGATAGCGCTACGGGCGATGGAGGACTTGACGCGTGATGGCATCGTCAAGCGGTGGCTGGTGCTTGGAACGAAGCGCATCTGTACGGACGTATGGCCGCAGGAAGCGAAGAAGTGGGGCAAGCTGCGCGTCAATGTGGCAGTAGGGCAACCTAACCAACGCCTGATGGCCTTCCGCGAACCAAGTGACATCGTCTGCATCAACTACGACAACCTGCAATGGCTGGCGACCAAGTTCCCCGACCTGGGCAAGCGTTTCGATGGGGTTGTCTTCGACGAGCTTACGAAGCTGAAGTCGCCTTCCGGCAAACGCTTCAAGGCTTTCCTGCCGTTGCTGGAGGACATCAACATACGCATCGGTCTGACTGGCAGCTTCACGTCCAACGGTCTGGAGGATGTGTTTGGGCAGTGCAAGGTGATCGACCAGAAGTTGCTAGGCCGCAGCAAGGGCGCGTTTATGCAAACGTACTTCTGGTGCGCCAATCCGCAGTTCGGTGAGTGGATACCGCGCCCGAAGGCGCTGGAAAAGGTCATGGCCGTCATCAAGCCCGCGACCTACCTGCTGGAGTCAAAGGAGTACGAGGACTCGCTGCCGCCGTTGCACATCGTGCCGATCAAATGCACGATGTCAGACCGCACGGCATACGAGAAGATGAAGAAGGATTTTGTGCTGGAACTGCAAGGCAAGACCATCACGGCAATGAACGCGGGTGTCGTTACGCAAAAGCTCCTTCAGCTAGCCGGTGGATGGGTTTACGAGACATCTTCCTGCCCCGGAGAAGCCCCAGGATCGTTTATTTCTACCAAGGTGTCACACTGGCTCAGTGACCACAAGTTCGACGCGCTGGAGGAGCTTCTGGAGGAGAACCAGCGCGACAACACGATCATCTTCTACAACTTCAAGGAAGAACTCGCGGAACTCAAGCGGCGCTACCCCAACGCAGTGACGATAGATGACAGGAACGCCATCCAGCGATGGAACGAAGGAAAGATCGAATTGCTGCTGGCTCATCCCGCATCGGCAGGCCACGGATTGAACCTGCAAGACGGCGGGTGCCAGATGATCTTCACTTCGCTGCCGTGGTCGCTGGAACTGTGGGAGCAGGCGATAGGCCGACTGCACCGCAGCGGGCAGAAGCATCCGGTATGGGTCTATTGCCTGCTAACAGAGAAGACGTTGGATGAAACCGTGTTCGGCGCATTGCAGGATAAAAAATCTCTATCGGAAATCGCGGTAGAAGCCCTAAAAAGTTCTTGACAGATAACTCTTTGCACCTTAATATTCTTTACATGGAGGCAACACTGATGGACGCTAAACTGAAAGCAATCCTCGCCAACTGGCGCGACCTGAACGAATCGCTGCATGAGCTTAATGAAGACCAGGTTCGGACGATGCTGGATTGGGAACTTGAGCACGCGTGGCGCGTGACCGTCGTTGAGCGTCTGCACCAGCGATATAACACCTTGCGTGTCAAGCGCGAACGCGAGGAACTGATGGCACGAATCAAGTAAAGGAGAGTACAGATGAGCCACGAAGAAAAACTGGCGGCAGCGTTGGAGTGGCTCGGCACCCACTGGTGCCTGCATGAGCGCAGCACCTACAAGCCGACTTGGAGAGCATGGAAATGCTAGACGATCATGACCTCGATGACGACAGCTATGACCAGATGCTTGAAGAAGCCTTGCTCAAACGGAGAATTTATGCGCTTATGGACGATGACGGATTGGGCTACTATGAAGCCCGCCGAAAGGTACTCGGGGATAGCGACGATGACGAGTGATAAGCAAGTCGGCGGGGACCACTACAAGAAGTTCCGTATCCAGCCTTGGGACGCCATGCAGGAGTGGTTTCCTGACTCTTTCCCTGATTTCCTCAAGATGACCGCGATCAAGTACATCGCGCGTGACAAGATGGATGAGATTGAGGATGTCAGGAAAGCGATCCATTGCCTTGAGAAGTGGCTGGAAGTTAATGATGCCGGTAGTTGATCATGACGTACATCCGCTGACTCAGCACCCCAAGGTAATATCCGGGTGTTATTCCCGTAAAGGCATGAAGCATGGATACTGGTGCTACGTAAGGCAGTATTTCGATGATGGAAACTTCATGATGACTTCCGAGTATGTACCACATGAAATGAGCCAGGAATGCCGACAGATAAATGACCTGCCTGAGTGTGACGGCTGCACTGCGGTAAAGGATGTTAAGTACATTGAACGAATGAAGCATTTATGAACTCCCGCCCCCGCAACCATCTTAACGGGTGGTCTGGAACTCAAGAGCCTGGCGTGGGGCGGGAACCTGAACGTAAAACTGAGCGGGGGGTTAGAGGGCGATGAATATCGAAAAAGAATTGATCGAAGCGGCAGAGTTTGCTCACAAAGTTACCGGATGCTCATTTAAGCGCCACATCTCAATGCGAGCCGCTGTTGAAATTAAGAGGCTACGGGAATGGATTCGCTCAGAAGGCGAGCGCAACAACACATGCACGTTCAACGTGCTTGGTGAAGTGTGCGGATATTGCGAGTGCAAGCGCAAGCCTTCTAACGCCGGTCACCGCGCGACCGAAGGCCGTCCGGTGGAATGACTTGTTAGGGGTGACAACTTGCAAAATTCTAGGAGCAACGCCGCATGAAAGTTTTGATTGCTTGCGAATACAGCGGACGGACACGCAGAGCGTTTGAGGCGCTTGGCCATGATGTTATGTCTGCTGACTTTGAACCAGCAGAGGACGATAGCCCGTACCACTACCGTGGCGATTGCTTTGACCTGATAAATGACCATCACTTTGACCTGATGATTGCGCACCCGCCCTGCACTTACCTGAGCGTGAGTGGGATGCACTGGACAACGCGAGGATTGCGCGACCCGAAGCTGACAGAAGACGCCCTGGACTTTGTGCGGCGGCTGATGGATGCACCGATAGAAAAGATTGCGATTGAAAACCCGGTGAGCGTGATTTCGTCGCGCATCCGCAAGCCTGACCAGATCATTCAGCCGTGGCAGTTCGGACACGGAGAAACAAAGGCGACCTGTCTCTGGTTGAAAGGACTGCCGAAGCTGACGCCGACGAATGTGGTTGAAGGCCGCGAGGCGCGGGTGCATCGGATGCCGCCCGGACCGGACAGATGGAAGGAGCGCAGCAGGACTTACAGCGGTGTTGCCGAAGCGATGGCAGCACAATGGGGTATGGCCCCTAACGCAAAAGTTGTGGGGTTGGCCGACGCTTTATCAGGCCAGTCCCGCACGAGCGACGGGTTGTGCCCCGGCGCATCTTCGGAGAAAGAAAAATGAAACGACTTATATACGACAAGCAAATAGAGGCAATCAATCGCAAGTGGAATTGCGGTGGAAACGGCCACTTCGACTGGGCGAACGAGATCGAAGCCGTGGTGCGCGCCGAAGCGGAGGCCAAGGTTGAACTTGCGCGGCATGCAATGGAGGCTTTCACTCCTGCAATTGACGCGGCGCTGTGGATTGCGCTTCAGTGGAACGACCACAACCACGACGCCGAGACGATATTCGCCCACGCGAAACGCGCAGCCGATGGCCTTTGCCTGCAACGCGGAGGCCCGGACGCGCGCGACGAACTGTTCGCGCTCTGGAATGCGGCGCTGTCGGGCCTAAAAGTCGACGCTGACAGGACGGCACCCGAGGGGCACAACGCCGCCTTGAGGGGCGCGGAGCCGGCTTCATCGGCGGAGCGTCCGCTCGAAGGCACAGTTATGCAACACGGGGGAGAAGATGAAAAACGGTGAATGGGTGCAGGAATACACAAGACGAGGCGCACCAATGCGCGGCAAGTTTCGGTGGCGAACCGTCCGTGAAAAGCAGCAAGAGATTGTTGCCGGAATAGCTATTTCTGCCGTAATGGTTTCGGCAGTGTTGCTGTCGGCACTGCTGAGTGGGGCATAACGCTTAGGTAACAGGCGCGCCGATCTCGGACGCCACAAGGGGAAACGAACCATGAGCAACCACAAAACTAAATCGGCGCTGCTTATCGGCGCGTCCTTGTTGACCGCCGTGTTAGCGGGTGGCTGCACGGAGAGCACAGGGCCAGACCAATGCCTTCGGCGGGAGATTTTCCAGCAGTGCATGAAGGCGCTGCCTGCTGGCCCGCAAGCGACGAAGTACAACGATTGGGACGAAGTGGTGGGCATGTGCGAAAGCGTTGCGTACTACCAAAGCCTGAAGAAGAAAACGCAGATCACTGAAGAGTGCGGACTGTGACCGCTAACGACCTAGCTAAGCCGCCTGGCGCGGCTTGCGAAGGTCCGCGTTGAACGCCGTGTTGGCCGGCTGGACATTGGAGGAAGACGTGACCGGAATAGAACTGATTGCAACAGAGCGGATGCGGCAGGTAAAGCAGAAAGGTTGGACGCCAGAGCATGACGACGAACACAGCGACGGGTCGCTAGCGCTCGCGGCGATTTGCTACGCGGCACCGATTCCGATTTTCCGGCGCAGGGGCGGAGAGACGTACTTTATGTTTCTCGATCCATGGCCGGATTCGTGGGATGCTTCATGGGACAAGCGCCCTTTCGACTACCGCAAAGGGGAGCCGCGCGAGCCGACACCAATGGAGCGGATACGGATGCTGGTGAAAGCCGGGGCGCTAATAGCGGCAGAGATTGACAGGCTGCAACGGGCTGCACTGAAGACGGCCAACGCAACCAATGAGGGGCCGGCCCGGTAGGGACGGTCCCGCTCGATTGACCTGTTCGGCCTGGTGCCGATGCGAAAGGACAGTGATGAAGCTGCAAGCACTTATTGACGGCATGAGCGCGCAATGGCAGCGCGAGCGCGCAGAAACTCAAATGACGCTCGGCAAGCTGATTGCGATGCTGGATGCGATGGCGCCCGCCGACATGGTGGCGAACCTGTGCTCGGCGCACAGCTACCGAGGCTACTACAGCGACCTGGCTTTCGAGCGCGGCGAGGGCCTGCGCGAGGCCGGCGCGTTGCTGGCAGAGTGCCGCGACGCGATGGGCCGCATGTTTGAGGGCTACAAGGGCGGTGACTACGTGATGGGTGAGCGCACGCCTGTGTGGGTTGCTGAGTACGGCAGCACCGGCGACAAGCTGATGGCGCTGCGCGTTGGCGGCGAACTGGAAACCGCGCCCGACGAGTATTGAGGCCGAACGCAGAGCTAAGGGGCGCGCGGCTTTTCGCGCGTCCCGCTTGAGCGCCGGGTTATCCGGACAACAAGGGAGATAAGGATGCGAGACCAAGACGAGTGGAATACGTTTTTCTTAGGAATGGCTTGGGGTGGAATTGTTGCGCTAGTGGTTTTTGCTCTTGCTGGAGGCTGAAATGAACACATGCAACAAAGATGGATGCTGCACCCACTTGGCCGAGCGCCTTGGTGACGGCGGCAAGGGATTCAAGGCACTGCACACGGTAAAGCGTGACAGCAACGTGGCGCGGTTCTTGGGCGTGGTGTACAAGACAAGCGCCAAAGATAACGGACTTTTGCTCAACTGGTGCCCGTTTTGCGGAGGACAACCGGGGTATTTCGAGCGCACCGAGGGCATGCCGGCTAACGCAAAAGTCAGCGGCGCCGGCACGGCGTCCGCTGGACTGCCGAGTTAGCGACCGGACAACAACGGAGAACGAAATGGAACTGACCTTTGAAGATGCGCTGAGAATTGCGCGGGGATGTACCGACTACGGCGGCGGGCACTGTGGCAACGCCGAGCATTACGAGATTTACCAGCATGGAATCCAGACCGTGATTAACGCGCTGACGGCCGCCAGCAAAACAGGGCTTGAGGACATGCAAACGAGGGCGCTGCACTCGATGGGCGCTAACTATTAAGTAACCGTCCCAATCTATCCGAACAATCAATCACAACTCAATGAAGTTATGAACAAGATCAACAGCATGGCTATTCGTTTACGCCACCCAAATCACCATGAATGACTGCAAAGACCTGATTGAACAATTACGTGACAGAGCAACATGGCATCAAGACTATGGCGTGACGCTGCGAGAAATACTAGCTAGTGCAGCCGACGCCATCGAAGCCCTGATCGCGGAGCGTGATGAAGAGATTGCAAGTCACAAAGAAACAAACATAATGCTTGACAGGGTAGCGGATGAACTCGCCGCCCTCAAGCAGAAGATCGCCAGCGCGGAGCCTATTGCTATCTCAGAAGGTAATGAACTTTACTGGATCGCGTCAAATAAACCGCCAGATGACTACGATGATGACCACTACCTCTACACACTAGAAGGAATCAAAGAATGACACCAGAACAAATAAAGTCTGACACTGAAAAATTCTTTAAGTACCTTGAAGCTAATGGTGCTATACCGATTGCGTCGATGTTTATGGTTGAGAGTGAAGGTGTTTGTGTCTCACTGTCGTATGGCGCCAATGAGATGGTGTCGGAGTTATCTGTAAAGACTCTTGCCCATCTTCAAGGGTTCAACTTGGTGGAGCGGAAATGAAAATACTAGTCGATATAGAAGTGCTGGAGCAGGCGATTAAGACCTTAAATGATTTTACTAGAGCCATTGATTCAGCGTTATGGATAGCCTTGATGTGGAATGATCACAACCACGACACGGAAACGATGCTATACAAGGCCGAGATGTCTGCAAGGTCGCTTGGGTTGAAACGCGGCGGACCCGATAACAGAGAAGAAGTATTCGCAAGATGGAACAACGTAATCACAAATCTACGCGCTGCGCTGGAAGCGAACGAACAGTTAGCAGACAAA